TTCCTGAACTTCCGCTTGTTCCAGATGAACCACTTGTACCTGATGAACCGCTTGTTCCAGATGAGCCACTTGTTCCAGATGAGCCACTTGTTCCTGAACTTCCACTTGTACCTGAACTTCCGCTTGTTCCTGAACTTCCGCTTGTTCCAGATGAGCCACTTGTTCCTGATGAGCCACTTGTTCCTGAACTTCCGCTTGTACCTGATGAACCGCTTGTACCTGATGAGCCACTTGTTCCTGAACTTCCACTTGTTCCTGAACTTCCACTTGTACCTGAACTTCCGCTTGTTCCAGATGAGCCACTTGTACCTGATGAGCCACTTGTTCCTGAACTTCCACTTGTTCCTGAACTTCCACTTGTTCCTGAACTTCCACTTGTTCCTGAACTTCCGCTTGTTCCAGATGAGCCACTTGTACCTGATGAGCCACTTGTACCTGATGAGCCACTTGTTCCTGAACTTCCACTTGTTCCTGAACTTCCACTTGTTCCTGAACTTCCACTTGTTCCTGAACTTCCACTTGTTCCTGAACTTCCGCTTGTTCCAGATGAACCACTTGTACCTGATGAACCGCTTGTTCCAGATGAGCCACTTGTACCTGATGAACCACTTGTTCCTGAACTTCCACTTGTTCCAGAACTTCCACTTGTACCTGAACTTCCGCTTGTTCCAGATGAACCGCTTGTTCCAGATGAACCACTTGTTCCTGAACTTCCGCTTGTACCTGAACTTCCACTTGTTCCAGAACTTCCACTTGTACCTGAACTTCCGCTTGTTCCAGATGAACCGCTTGTTCCAGATGAACCACTTGTTCCTGAACTTCCGCTTGTACCTGATGAACCACTTGTTCCTGAACTTCCACTTGTTCCAGATGAACCACTTGTTCCTGAACTTCCACTTGTTCCTGAACTTCCACTTGTTCCTGAACTTCCACTTGTTCCTGATGAACCACTTGTTCCTGAACTTCCGCTTGTACCTGAACTTCCACTTGTTCCTGAACTTCCACTTGTTCCTGAACTTCCACTTGTTCCTGATGAGCCACTTGTTCCTGAACTTCCGCTTGTACCTGATGAACCACTTGTACCTGAACTTCCACTTGTTCCTGAACTTCCACTTGTTCCTGATGAGCCACTTGTTCCAGATGAACCACTTGTTCCTGAACTTCCACTTGTTCCTGAACTTCCACTTGTTCCTGATGAGCCACTTGTTCCTGAACTTCCACTTGTTCCAGATGAGCCACTTGTTCCTGAACTTCCGCTTGTTCCAGATGAGCCACTTGTTCCTGATGAACCACTTGTTCCTGAACTTCCGCTTGTTCCATTTTGACCAGCAAGAATATCAAATGTTAATAAACTACTTCCAATTGTTATCTCATCTGTTGTTGTTAAATAAAATGTTTTACCAGAATATGTTAATCCTGATAATACCAAAACCTCAACACCAGTATAAACATCGTCACTGATATTAAAATCATAATCACGGCTTAATAATTCTGATGTTTCTAATTTGTATATTCCATTATTTTGTGGCGAATTTTGTTGCCACACCAGTATTCTATCATTAACATCAATATTAATCCCATCAATTGATGTTGGTGTTGTTGCTCCAGATAGTACTATATGACCTGTTGTTGCAACAATACACGGCCTTTTCTTCGTTGTTGAAATGGCCTGACCATAAATATTTAATCTAGTTGGCATATTATTATTTTTTTACTTATACATAAATACTTTAAGGTTTTAAAAAAAACCTAAAATATAAAATTATTATATACTTTATAAAAAAAACATATATACTAAAACACTTACTTTATAAAAAATAGTATTCTATATCTTTAAATATTATTCTCCTAACCATATTGCTTGAAACCAAGACCTAGTTACTTCTTGTGTTCTTGCATTTGCATTAGAACCATTATTAATAATATTTACATAGTCAGTTGAGCCATTTAGATATAAAATTTTTCTTACTTGTTGTATTATTGAAGATATTGAACCCGCTATTCCTATAGTACTGCCATTTTTTTGTATTCCCATATTAGCTTCTCCATTTCTATAGACATCATAACTAGCCGCAATTTCCCAATAACCTGCTTTTAGTGGTGTAAAGGTATAAGTTGAAGTATTAAACCATGCACTTGATACATTTACACTATTATTCACAATACTATATCTACAAGTATCATTAGTAAAACTACCTGGTAAAGTATAAACAACGTCTGCATATGCTTCAAGTAAATAAAGTGCTACACTTGTTCCAGATGAACCACTTGTTCCAGATGTACCGCTACTCCCAGATGAACCACTTGTCCCTGATGAGCCACTAGAACCTGAAATACCACTTGTTCCTCCTATTGCACCAGTAGATGTTAAAACAAATGAATAATTACTATTCCCTTCTGTATAATATGTAACATTTTTTGATGAACCTTGTTGATTATTAAGATATATTCTAACAATCATCCTATTAGTTGGATTGATTGTTGTTGTTGGTAAAGTTATATCAACATTTGCCTCAACTGGTGTTGACCCATCTAACCAATTTATAAGACTAACATTTGATGTTATTATTGGTCCAATTGTTTGTCCACTAAAATTAGCCAATTGTATCTCAACATAAACATCCATCAAATCATTTTGATTTGTTTTTAAGAAATGTAAATGAAATTTTTGTGTCCCACCTGGTATTACAGAAAAACCTAATTCAGGCGTTATATAATCTGAAACTAATGTCCCTGTTGAATTACCTGGAACTAATATAACAACACTTTGTTGTGGTGTGTCAAGTGGAGTAATTGATAGGGCTTTATACCCATTAACATCTGAATTTTGGCTTTCATTGAAATAATAAACTTGACCTGCACTTATACCTTGTAACCCACTACTACCTGACGTACCACTTGTTCCTGACGTGCCTGATGTTCCATCTATACCTGATGTTCCGCTGCTTCCAGATGAACCACTTGTCCCATCTATACCTGATGTTCCGCTGCTTCCAGATGAACCACTTGTTCCCTCTGTGCCTGATGTTCCTGAACTGCCAGATGAACCACTTGTTCCAGATGTTCCATTACTCCCACTTGTACCTGATGTACCATTAACACCAATAACAACACCACCATATATCTTTAATATACAATTTGGTGTTGGTGGTGGATTAGCATTATTGATTACTAAAGTTGTACCTGACAATATGGTATAATCTACATCATATTGTTGCAATTGCCCATTATAAAAAAATAAATGATTACCTATATCAACAGATTCAGATATTGTAAATGTTCTATTAGAATTATTCTGAACTCCTGTTATTTCTAATTCAGTTAATGGATTACCAGATGAACCACTTGTTCCAGATGAACCACTTGAACCACTTGTTCCAGATGTTCCAGATGTTCCATTAAAACCAATAACAACACTACCATATATCTTTAATATACAATTTGGTGTTGGTGGCGGATTAGCATTATCAATTACTAAAGTTGTGCCTGATAATATGGTATAATCTACACCATATTGTTGCAATTGCCCATTATAAAAAAATAAATGATTACTTATATCAACAGATTCAGATATTGTAAATGTTCTATTAGAATTATTCTGAACTCCTGTTATTTCTAATTCAGTTAATGGATCACCAGATGAGCCACTTGTTCCAGATGTTCCTGCTAAACCACCAGATGTACCACTTGTTCCAGATGTCCCCGTTGTTCCCCCACTAATACTAATGCTAAACCCTGATATTGGTATTGTATTCCCTGAACTATCATATAAATATAATGTGGTATCTCCTGAACTATATGTTCCACCTGTGATATAAATCTCTGGATTGAACTCAACCCATCTTGCATCCCCTCTTGTTACTCCACTTATGCCTTCAATGGTTGACCCTGTCCAAGCATTTAACAATAATTTACCTTCATCTGTATTATCATATATCTGATAACCAAAATCAATATTTACAACAGAACCAACATTTATAGCATTATTAAATAATGTTTCATAGTTTGGTATTTGGTATTGATATGTCTTATTATTCTCATAAACATAAGCAATCATACCAAGTTTTCTCCTTCCAGAAGAAATCCCATCTGAATATAAATTGACTACATTTGGAAAATTGTTTGGTGCATTATAACTAAAATCAATGGGAATGGTATTTCCTGAATATAATATTGTCCCTGTTGCACCACTTGGTATGTTAAAATTTAAATCACTTAATTTAAAAACCTCGTAAAAACCACCAACTTGGAATGAACTAAAATTGCTTCCGGTATTTGAATCTGTCCTAACTGAATTTGGCCCAGATAGTACAACTGATGATTTAGGATTTTTATAATTAAAACTCATTAACTAATTTATTATTTTTTATAAATATATAAAATTACATTTTAACCATAACTTAAATGGTTGTAAATGTTATTCTATTTGTTGGTGTTGAAATTAAATTGGTGTAGGAGTTGGTGTTGGAGTTAATGTGTTTGTTGGTGTAGGAGTTGCTGTATTTGTTGGCGTCTTTGTGTTAGTAGGAGTAATTGTCCTTGTTGGGGTAGGGGTTTTAGTTTGAGTCATAGTTATAGTTGGTGTTGGTGTTAATGTATTTGTTGGTGTTGGAGTTGGTGATGGGCATATTGTTGAACCAGTAATAACCCCAACTGAATCAGTTGAATAGCAATATCCGTTTATGCTAAAATTCTTTGCCCCATTCCAACTGCTATCGTCATTGTTTATACATGATTGAAAATCAATATAATATTTCTGACCATTTGCACCATTAAATGTTGTTGTTTTTCCACATATTCTGGTATTTGCAACCTCCCTACAAACATCATAACAAGATAATACTGATGGGGTTGACGGATCCAAATAAACATCAAAACAATTGCAACCATTTAAATCTGGTATTAAGGAATTTCCCTTAAAATATATTTTGTTATCATTATTTAATCTGAAATTTGTATTGCTAAATGTTGTATATATATGATAATAATTTTGTGGAATTGTGAAGCCACTATATATTACCGTTAATTCTGCATATAATAAATTTGTATTAACCGGGACTAATGATGTTGAATCCCCATATTCATTAACCCCAATGTTGCTAACAAGATTTCTATTTGTGTCCATATTTGGTATAACCCAAGTATACCAAGAATAACCTGTTGTCAAATATGCTGGAACTTCATGCGTCTTGAATAAATAAGCTTGAATTAAATTACCATATTCATCAAATCCACCACTATTTTGGCGTATCTTTGTTGTTCTTACTTGTGGTGCATTTGCTCCCCAACCTGAAAAGGATATATACCTATTAATCTGGTCATTAAATGTTGCTGCACTTATTGATGGAGCAATACCATTTGAAAATCCCCTAAATAAACTACCACCAGATGACATCCAAGAATTGAACTCCACATTCATACTAACTGGCTCAATAAATAAATAAGCCTCATACTCTTCCGGTGTTGTTGGGGTAACTGTTGGAGTTATGGTTGGTGTTGGAGTATTTGTCTTTGTTGGGGTATTTGTTGGTGTTGGAGTGTTTGTTGATGTTACAGATGGTGTTGGCGTCTGTGTTGGCGTCTTTGTTGGCGTCTGTGTTATAGATGGTGTTATACTTGGGGTTGGTGTTATAGATGGTGTTGGAGTTGGGGTTGTGCATAAAATCTCAAGAGTTATTCCAGCCAAAAATTGCTCTCTTGTTATATTGCTATATATTGGCTCACTATCAATTGTATCAATATAAAAATTAAATGGACCTTTTGAGTGAGATGAGGGATTTAATTGTAAGAAATACCTTGAACAAGCAGTAACCCCTGTTATCTCATTCTCTATGCTATTCTCACATATTGGATCAATATTTACTACAATTAATTTATATGTTGCCATTTAACAATCTATTATTTTAAAATAACTACAAGAATTTATATCTTTTATGGTAACAATAACTTGATTTGACCCAGAAAATCTATTGGGGACATCAATGGTAAGTGGTAATATTCCAGTATTTGTTATTGTTGTAATATAAGTTTCATAATTCCTATTTATGTCTGATATATAAATACCAAATGGTGGAGTTCCTATTATAGATGTTAATGTTATTTTATTATTTGATGAGGCAATTGGAATATACCCTGGAGTTGAAGATGGGGTTGGAGTTGGAGTTGGAGTAATTGATGTAATATCAGTTATACTATAAACAATATCACAATTAATATAACAATTTAATTTCTTTGTTGTTCTGCATCCTTCACTATCCTCAATAATAATGGTAACTTGGGGAGCTGAATTAAATATAATAGGTAATTCATATGTTATATCAACCACCAAAGGTAATGTTGTTACTTGACCCAGATAGTTTTCATTCCCCCCAAATGCATCAGATACATATATATTTAAAGGAGTTGCCCCACTTATACTTGAAATAATAATGTTTGTCATAATTTACAAGATATATCATAATCTATTTTCAATTTTATGGTTAATACTTGTGAGGTTATACTATCTCCTGGTTCTGCTATGATGTTTATTGTATTTGTTATTAAGTCATAAGACACACTCTGTATTCCTGGGATTCCAAGTAATCCTTTTAGGGTATTACCAGCCAACAAATCAACTATGGATTCTGCATAAACCGAATCTGTTGGAACATCTGTTCTTGTATATCCTGTGTAGAATGTATTTCCACTTGTGATACCACTTGGTTCTAACGTATATTCTGTTGTGAAGATTGCTGAGTTTAAATTACATTTTGGATCGATTATAGTGGTTGATCCACTAAACTCCATATTCACCAAATCACTAAAGCCCTCATTCAAGAAATCTAATAATCCAAATTTATTTATTGAATTTATCCCAAATACTTTTGAATCAACAATGTATGTTTGATACGACTTTACTGTACTAAAACAACTTATACTTACATCTCTGGTTAATGAACAACCATTATTATCCACAATTGTTAATGAATAATCACCACTAGTTAACCCAGTTGCTGATATTGATTGTGGATTACCAGATACATTACTTGACCAAGTGTATGTAAAAGGTGGCAACCCATCAGTTATCAAAGCTGTTATTGTACCATCATTACCATTCACACATGATGTTGGATATAATGAAAAATCCAAATAATTACTTGTGGGTATTGTTAATACTTTTATCTGCTCACAACCAGTTGAATCAATAACTCTTAAAGTCTTATTCCCATCTCTTAAATTTGTAAAAGTATATCCTGTTAAATTTGTATCTAAAATGCTATTTACATCATCCAAATAAAAATCGTATGGGGGTGTGCCCCCTGTTGTAATATATGCAAAAAGAGTACCATTGTTTGAATTACAAGTTGTCCCAGTTAATGAATAATTTAATTCAAATTTATCTTCAGCAATAATTGTCACTTCTTCATCATAGTAACAACCTGAAGAATCTTGCATATAAACTGTATATGTACCAGTTCCTAAATTGGTAAATAAATAATTTGTTGAAGTTGTGGTATTTGTTATTGTATCCCCACTTGGTTGAATTAACCCATAAGTATATGGTCCAGTTCCCCCCAATATATTAATTGATATAATCCCATTAGATGAGCCACATAATGAATTTGTTCCAATAAATTCAACGCTTGAAACAGAATTTTCACTAACTAAACTTGTTGTAATATCAAGTGAACATAATGCACCATCTATAACCCTTATGTCATAAGTACCAGATGTTAATCCAGTAATCACAATGTTATTACTATATGTTATATCATAAAATCCTGTACTTGCTGAAAAATAATATGGCGCAGTACCTCCACTAATGGTAACGTCTAAAGAACCTGTTGCAGTAAAGCATGATGGTTGTGTGGGAATTATCTGTAATAATCCCATAGATTCTGCCTCTTCAACTATAATTATTTTGGTGTTAACACAGCCTTGACCATCTGTAACACTAACAGAATAAGAATCTGTGGGTAAATTTGTGATTGTATTCCCAGTTGCTCCATTGTTCCAAAAATAACTATAAGGCCCAGGATTTGTTTGACCTGTTATGTATATTGCACCTGTTGATCCAGTAAAGCAAGGTGAATTTTTAACAATAAAATAACCATAATCAAATGATGTGGAATTTTTTATTATAAAATTTTCTGTTTTTGCTGTACAACCCCCAATATCTTCAACATAAATATAATAAGTGTCTGCACTTAAATTTTCAAAAATAATTTCCTCCGAATTAAAAATATTGTTTGATATTAAGGTATTTCCACTAGTATATAAATAACAATCTGTTGTTGAAAATAGAGATGTTGTTGTTCCAGTTACTGAACCATTTGAATCCCCACATGTTGAATTGATTGTTGACAATATTGAGGTACAAACTCCACTAGATATTGGAATATTTAAATAAAATTCTAAATTATCTGGAGCAGTTGAATCATTCACTCTAACCCCATAAGTTGTTGCTGATAAACTTGTAATTAATACTGGTTCAGTTATTGTTATATAAGGGGTACTATCAATATATGGATTAATAAATTCAATACTATAAGGTGGCGTTCCTCCACTTAATTCAAGAAGTATTGCACCAGAATTTGTATTAGTGCAGTCGCCTGTTAAACTCAAAAAATAATCAAATGCTGCCATTATTCGCAAATTAAAGTTATATCAATACCAACGTTTATCACCAATGTACTATCATATGTATTTTCATTGTTGCAAGCAAAATCAACAAAAGTAACATTGTTATTGTTTGGTAAAGAATAATTTATATCATATTTGGTCACCCCTTCTAATCCTGTTAAAACTGCTGAATTCCAAGCAGAACTAGTAGGAACATCATCACTACCCAAACCATTATAAAACTCAACTTTGGATACTATTGTATTATTTAATATTATTTCAACATACCAAGTTGTCAATACATTATCACTAGAACATGTATCACTAAAATCAAGTTTTGCCTCTGAAATACTATCACCCAAAATATCATTAAATGATTTTGATGGATAAACTAGAAGATTAATATTATTTTTATCGCATATATCTTTAAATATTGGTGAAGTGATATACTCGTCTCCATCTGCAATTGATGTTAAACCAAATACCACAACACCATTGCCTGTTGTTATCACTTGTGGTGATGTTCCTCCAGTTATACTAAATCTTTTATATGCATATTTTTGTCTATGAAATGGTGAATTCTCATATTTAACACCCCCCATCCATAATGTTGTTGCTGGAATCATTTGTTCAACAAGATTAATCCAATTTGGGTTAATCCCATTCACATATTCAATTAATTTATCATAAGTATATTGATTGGTATCAATATTATTAGTTATCTTTGCTTCAATATATTTCCAAAATATGGATTGTAATACTGGATATCCCCCGGTTTTACCATCTGTGATGTATAACCTATTCCTAACATTAATCATATCATTTGCAAAAGTTTGAGCAAATTCAAAAAATGATTTTGATTTTGGTTGTGGATTAATTATGGTTGAATCTGTTCCCCCAGTTGTAGGATAAGGATATGTTAATCCAGATTGCGGAATTGGGTAATCCTTTTCTCTTGATTGAACCCATATATCATAAAGCAATCCTTGTGCTGGATTTAAAAATAAACTAACATTTTTTACATTTAACAATAATCTCTCATCTGGTAAAGTATAATAAGCATTATAATCCCCATCAGATGAATTTCTTAATAATAAATTAGAACTATTCCAAGATTTTTTATTATCAATAACTTTCTCCAAACTAAACCCCTCATCAATGTATGGAAATTTCCTTAACCTATCCAAATATTTTTCACCATACGTTAATTTCTCAAATTCAACCCCATAAGTTATTTCAGTCCCAACTTGCCTTCTGGTATTAACTTGTAAACTTCTATGTTCAGGAGTTAATTGATACCAACCTGCCCCCATCTGAAAGAAAAAATCATCTGTTTCTTTTATCTGTGGATAACCTGTTGTCACATCAAGGGGGTAATTAACTTTAGTGGTATTTACAATTCTGGTATTTGCTGTAAATGCACTATATGTTCTACCTGAAAGTGGATATGTTGTACTTAATACAATTGGATCATTATCAATATATGACCCAGTATTAATTTTAACTAATTCAGAATTAAATTTATCTAAATTTATTTTTTGGTCAGCCAAATAAATATGTTCATTAAATTCTATTAATGCATCTGGTATGCCAAATAATTTAAGAATAAACTCAATGGATTTTCTTGTCCCCTTGGATTTGAAAAGGTAAAATGAATTTATAACCAAATTTCTATAAAAAGAATAGTTTAATTCTAATGGAGTTTGTGAACGATTATATGCTGGAAATTTAAAATCACTATTATTTCCAAATAAAGATTCAACTAAAGTCTGATCCGTTATAAATTGGAAATTCTCTGCCCAACCTAATGTATTTGCCAAATTTGATAATAATTGTGATGGTATATCATTTTTTGGGGTATAATTAACAGAATTCATAAAAGCAAGAGAATCAATAAACTTCTTAACTTCATCAAAACTTCTACCATATATCTGTAAAACACTTTCAACCCTTCTGTCAAATGTATCAAATTCTTTCAAAGAGTCTGAAACCAAAAATCTTGAAATTAAATTTGTCCTAACACTATCAAAGTATTCTGCAATTTCTTGTAATTCATTTATATAATTGGTGAAACTTGAACTTGAAATGTCAATATTCCAAATACCATCTAATGGAAATGTAATATCCCTATTATATACCAAAAATTCCCCATTGATATTTTCTTCTGGGACTTGTAAAGTCATAGTATATTTTGGTATGGATATGGTATTTAGCATATATTGCTCAATCTCATCAAAATCAGTTTTTAATACCAAATTATACAAATAATCATTTGGCTTGATGATATAAGAATCAACTGATTGAGAACCCCCAGAAAATGGATTACCTTCAACAATAATCTTTAACACCCCAGTATTAAGATTATTTGATTTATCCAAATTTAACAAGGGATAATTTACCCCATTTAATTGCAAATCATAATCCAAATAAAATTTTGATAAATTTCTATATTCTGAAATAGCAATTTCCCTAGATTTTATATTAGTTTCAGCATTTTTAGAAAAATCAATTCCAAATGGGTTATATATTTTTTCAATATTTATATCAAATTCAGTTTCATTTAAAACTTGGTCATATAAAATATTTGTTGCTGTATATCCTGTACTAAAATTAATATCATATAAATTTATATCAATTGATGCTGGATAATAATTTATTATTTTTGTTATAGATACTGAAAATCTTTTTGCCAATGATCCATATAAGGTAAACCCCATAACTTGGGTCAAATCATAGTTGGGGTAAACATTTAATTCCTTTGAAACTAATTCCCTAAAACTACTATTATTATCAATACTTAAAGATTCAAGAGTTATTGGATTACTAAATGAATTAACATATAAAGTAATAGGGGCATCATCTGTTATGGATGACCTAAACTCAAAAGTTCCAAGCGTTAACCCCCCTCCTTCAGTAACTTGAAGTCCAACAATATTATCAAAAACTCCAACCCCACTACCAGGTGAATCTGTTATAATTATTTTTGGCATTATTCTAGTATATTATCTAAATTTTTACTTATGTCAACATCATCCCCCCTATCTTGTCTAACTTCATATAATAAATTAGTAAATTGGTTTCTAACTTCAAATAAATTATATTGTTTGTAAATATTATTTGCTGTATCATATAAAGTATAGATACCATCTTCAACTGATTTAGTTTGGTTGCCAAATAAACCAATTGCCAATGTGGATATATCATGTTCAACCATTTCAATTTCAAGCGTTGTGGGGTTGAAATAACTATTTGTTATAATAATTTCTTGATTTGGCTGCCCAATAAATGGAACTGCATTGGTTTTGTTTGAAGGTGAACTACTTGGTGATAATGTTAAAAACACCAAATTAGTGTCATTATCAACATATCTATATCTAATTGATTTTACACTAGTATTTACTTCATTTGTCACTATGGGTTCACAAAAAAAAGATGATGTAACTATTCTAAAGAAATTTGGAACTTTTTGTTTATTATTTAAATATTCAACACGATACCCAACCAACTCTTGGGGTGATGCAAATTTATTTCTAAAGTCTGCTGGAACATTATCCAAATTGATAACAATCCCCTTAACATTAGGAAGAGCACTTAACACCCCACAATCAGTAATTTTTGTTCTAATTTGTGCTGGTCTTAAATAAACAGTATAATAACCCAATGCATTAAATTCTGTTGCTGGTAATGTTAACTTATATAAACCCCCCAATAATTCAACATTATTTGCATCCTCAAAATAAGGGGTCAAAATATCAGTTGCTGATAATTTTTTTTGCACAATTGTTTCACTCTGATCCCTGGTTGGGGAGTAAACCATTATAATCTCAACATCTTCAGGATTTACATCACTAGGTCTAACCGTGCCATATGTACCAATTGCCATAATTTTTTTTTATATTAATATAAATAGTTTATTCTTTATTTATTTGTTAAATTAAAATATCCATATCCATATTTTTCCATATCTAACAAAGTTCTCACCTCACCAAGTCTTTGAACTCTTTCATATCCAGAATTTTTCCCCCTCTCAATAAAAACATTTGAAAAAATTTGAACATCAGAAACGCTCTTCATTAATAAATCATTTTTAACAATTGGACTTGGGTATATTGGCTCTTTTTTAATATTTGTTTTAAATATTGTTATTCCATTTTGATAATCAATATAATCAATATTGCTAATGGTATATGCTGTGAAAATGGTTTCTTTAATTTCTGTTAATTTTCCCTCAAAACCATTTTTATTTACCAACTTACCAACTTTAAATTCATCTTTACCATAAATAGCCAAATCATTTAATCTTGATTTTGTATAACCAGACACATCAACTGAACTAACATCATTGTATGAATATTTTTTTAATCCAGTATCCCCTGTGAAGATATAATCATAATTTATATTAGTATTCTTCCAAGGACCAGCATTTGGTATATATGATGTTGTGCCAAATGGATTTGATATGGTAGCTAATTTAAATGGTTTTTTTATTGTCTTACTGACAATGTTTGAACCAAAATTATTTCTTTGTGTTAATGTTAAAGTAAATTCCCCATCTGATTTGGTATAAGTATGGCACAATTTAGGAGATATCATTTGTTCAATTTGCCCATCACCCCAATCTATCAAATAAGTAGAATCCAATGTTGATGTCTTAACTATTGAGGTATTTGAAACACAAATTCTACTATCATTTTCCCCAGAAAATACAAAGTTTGTTGCAACATCTTTTTGTGTTATTGCACCATCAAATTCTGAATAATACCCCATATCAACAATATCTTGCGTTAACAAAATAGGAATTGTTAATCCTGTTAATGTTGATGCCCCATTTGTCCCACCTGATAAAATATTTGTCATACCAGTATAAACGCCAATTGTCTTACCACTATAATCAAAGTATTTAATTAATGATGATACCGACTCAGGGGATATTTTAATTTTATATATCATTTTCTGCTTATATATTCATACCATAAAATTGGTGATCCAGAAATACCAATCCTATTATCTTTTTTAATATCAAAATATTCATATGTCTTATTATCATAATCCAATTTTAATTTATAATGAAAATCAAAAACTTCATTTAAATTATATCTATCACTCAAATTTGAATCCCCTTGGCAAATATTTGACATTCTTTTAACCATTCCAGTTTTACCATTGAAAAATGTTGCACTAACATAAAAAGTATCAAGATTAAATATTGTCTTATCCCTTAACCAATAAATATAAAAACCCTCTGTATTAATGTCGTGATCCAAATAATACTCTGGAATTATTAAATTATTTGATTGAATTCCATTGCTGGCTTGTAATATAGTTGTAAAATATAATTTTTGCGATTTACTAAAAGGGGTGTCATAATAATCTAATTTGAAAAATGAATTATTAAAACTATTTGTATTAAATCTTACATCATTTTCAATATATCCATTATTTGGGGTCAAATACGTTGTCTTCCAATTTATATTATTGGTAATATCAATTCCTTGTAAAAAATTAAATTTTATATTTAAACTATAATCTGTTGCCATTATATTAATTTTTTATACATCTAACCGAATACCCATTGTTTTTATCATCACATTGGAAATCCAAATTATTATTATTATATTTTAATTGAATTATTTTGGCAAAATTAACAATACATCCAGTTGTTGTATTAGTCCAAAAAGTACCCGTTTCCCCAAAGAAATTAAAATTACCATTATACACTCTTCTACCTGCTGGATAACCACTAAATCCACTAGTATTTGTTGCCCCATCATTTGGGCTATCCCACCATACAACTCCTTCTGTTTTCATCTTCCCACCTGAAATACTATTACCCCCCAGATATGTGGATAAAGTTGCATAGTCAGCCAATGTGGGAACTCTATACTCGGTTGGACATAGATTAGTTGTTGCATAAAAATTATACAAATACCCAAAACAATTATCAATATTATTATTATTATATGCACAATAAGCACCAATTGTTAAATTACTCCAAGTTGTACTATTAGTTACATTTGGAATATCAGCACCATTATTATACCTTGTTGTTCTTAAATTTTCTGTAAACCAAGTTTGTGTTCCAATGGTAGCTGTACCATAATAATTCCCATCCAAATCTGTAACATAAGTTGTACCAGAACAAGTATTGACACTTATCAAAACACCACTTGAATTAATATTGAATACCGTACCCTTTGTACTGCTAACATACCAACCTTCAGGTAATATCTCATAACCAGTATCTGTCCCAATGTAAATAATATCATTAATCTCTATTCTCTGTGGAGTTCTTTGGTTTGTCACATATAACTTATCACAATCCCCCACACAAGTTGTTGGTATTGTTGTGCAAAATATTGAATTACAAGCATCACCACTAGTTGCATGATTAAACCAACTTGAACATCCACTACCAGGTGTTGGCGCATATACGTTAAATTCACTCATATTAATTTGAATTACAATTTTGATTGAATACTATTAGATTATTTGATGAATAATATCTTAATTCCGTTGCTGATGGTGTTGGCGTCATTGTTGGAGTTGTTGTATTTGTTGGTGTTATTGAAGTTGTTGGTGTTATGGTTGGTGTTATTGATGGTGTTATTGAAGTTGTTGGTGTTATAGTTGGTGTTATTGATGGGGTTGGTGTAAATGTTGGTGTAGCAGATGCTGATGGTTGTATAGTTGGTGTAACTGATGGTGTTGGTGTATATGTTGGTGTTGTCGTATTGGTTGGTGTTACAGTAGAGGTCATAGTTGGGGTTGGTGTTGGGGTTGGTGTTGGTGTTGGCGATGCTGACACTGGAATTGGAGGAAAATATCCCTTATGTTGAAATCTAACTATCTCGTAATCTATCTTATCATTTATTGCATTGCTAATTATTGTATCTTCATATTGTTCAATAACATCATCTTGACCTAAATTTTCCACATTAATACTAACAGGAATGCTTATGGTTAAATCATTAACATTTGGTAATCTTAATTTATATTTATTCACACTCATCAATAATAGGTTTTACAACAACACCGCTCCCATCATTTAATAATGAATTAAAATCATACCCAGAAGTATCTGGTATTAATTTGAATATTACATCTGAAAATGGATAAAATGTATCATTAACATATGGGTAATTAACCCCATTTGAATTCTCATCAAAAAAACCAACACTATAAATATCTCTCCACCTAAATTGGGCATCAAATTTTGAATAGAATGCATAGCTTGGGATGTTATCTTTTGATGTTAAACCAACTGATTCAACATAATTTGAAAATACCTTTAATGTCATTCTATTATGTGGCTTATAATAATATCCTGACTTATTATTATCATAACCAGCAACCCTAAAAACACTTTCATTATGTTTTATTTTATAATAAAAATCTGAAATAACAATCTCCTCTTGATTATATTCATTATATTCACAAAAATCACCATCAAATTCATTGGGGGGATTGTAATAATAAAAATTTGATTTTGCGTCATCTGAATATGATATTGCCATAATATTGCTATTGGATAATGTGTTGCTATCATCCCACCAATCACTAACTGACTCACTTCTATTAAAATCCCAGCCTTGTTTCATTGGTTTATTTTTTGATGCAAAAAACCCAGAATACCCTTTAAATAAAATTGTTAAATATAATTCAGTTAAAGGTCTGTTTCTATTATCAACAATTCCTTCAATATCAATTTCATCCTGTATGGTAAAATTATATGATTTATTTGAACCTATTCTTTTTGTTGGGAATTTATTATTATTATCATCATAACTTAATGTTTCTATCCCATCATAAATACCAGATTGAAATCCTGCTTTTGTGGCAACAACTCTATCACCCCCTTTTATAACTTTGTGTTTTCTAATATAATATTTTGAAATGGTTTCACCGCTATTGGCACTATTTGTAACACGCCTTAATGTTCCATATACATTTCCTTTTATTTTATCATTAATGTTAATGATGTTAATTATAGTCTTTTCAGAATTAAAAGAACCATCACCAAATGATAATATATTATGCAAAGATTCATTATTACCAATTTTAATCATCACACTCTCCCCTAAATTCAAATTATGATTTAATCCACAAATAATTTTTGTCACATTAAAACCATTAATTGTTATATTTTCAGAAACAAATGGAATGCCATCACCAGCAACCCATTCAAAATCTTTTCCCTTAAAACCAATATTTAATATCTTTTTATTATCTTCAGAAGATGGATAAGTTAAATAATAATTCCAATTATATGTAAATGCACTAATGCTTTCAAAACCAAAAGCAGTTGTTGTTTTTGGTCTAAAAAAATCAAACTCATAAGATTGTAATAACCCCTTTCTAACATTTTTAGATTGAATGATTAATGAAGATTTTAATGGATAAATTAATTCATCTTCATATTTGGTTGTTGTTGTTCCAGAATATATATTATTATATAAATAACTTATGTTATAAACTGGTCGTATCTTAAATGATGCACTCTTCTCCTTCTCATACAATTCCTTTAAATCTATGTTAACACTTCTATCAAATTCAATTAATTCTTTGGATGAATTAACAAGGTCAACTGATATTTGTGAATCAATTTCATCCCCAATCTTATTTCTATAAATGCTTGGTACTATAATATAGTTATTCATTCAAATATTTTGTTTTAAATTTATCCAAAGATGAAAATCCTTTCTTTATTCCAAAATAAAAATGAAATGGTGCACCAACAACAAATTTTGTATTTTCTTGTTTAGTTTTATTATATTTACCATTTATATCAGAATATATATAACCCCTATGTGAATTATATGCTATATCTGAATTGTCTGAAACAAAATAATCTGTGCTATCATATTCACTAAACTTTGCTGTATCATTATTTCTGGGTTTAATTCTTTCAAGAGATTGATACTTTTTTGCAACAATATCAACTTTTTGTGTTCCCCAATTATTCTTGTCTGTTCCAAAAATGCTATTAGAATTTTCTGCCAATTCCCAAGAATAAAATGGAACCTCTTGTGATCTAATATCAAAATATCTTGGGATTAATGAATTTGTAATACTATCTCTAAAACCAATCCTACCAGGTGATATATAATCTTTATAGGTTAAATCATCTTGCAATGATGAATAAAATACCCCCATATAATTTCTACCCTTTTCTCTAAAAATTAAAGATGGTGAATTATTATTGGTGAAAGAATAAAATTCTGATGAAAACTTCACAACGCCAAATTCTGAATTAATAGACATTAATTGTGCCAAATCACCATCTACCTTTTTACCATTTCTACTAAAAAATGAATTTATTGTTATATTAGTATTCTTATTAAGATTTTTCAATATACTAGAATCCAAAACCCTACTCATAACAAACATGTTAATTAAATCAGAATTATCTGAATAACTTGTATAATTTATTTGATTTACCATATATCCATAAGTATCAAATCCCCTTGACCCAATTAATAACTTATTTTTAATACCCAAATTAATTATGGTTGTTGGATACATTAAATTATAATAATTTAACTTGTTTGCAATATAATTATTCTGGTTGCCAACAAATTGCCCCATAGTTGTTCCACTATAATAAGGGGAACTTCTATAATAAAAGTTTGAAGTTGTATTATCATAATAAACAATATCCTTGCAATATTGTGGATTATTTCTATATGCACCAATAGTGTTTGATTTAAATGATGGCATAAACAAAGATCCATTAACCCAGTTATTAACAAATGTTTCTGATACAATACCTCTACATAAACCATAATTTAATTTAAACCTAAAAGCCCATTCACGGAATGCATCAATGTCTGGCAATAAATCAAGTATAGGTCGTCTAACTAATTGGTAACAACCATCCTTAATATATATAGATTGTCTTTTAGTTGACTTACATTTTTCAGTTATAGATAATGTTTCTGAATCATTTTTATTTTCATAACAAGATAGGGGAACTAAATCTTTACAAGAATTAAATGATGTATTTACACTTGCATACCCTGGTAGCCCCTCTAAATCATTTGCCAAAATATCAGCATCAAAACCAGCATTAATATATAAGGGTGAATTTTCTCCTGTTGATTTTTTAGGATATTTATATATTGTAAAAGAGTTATTTTGTTGTAATATACCAACCCCATTACTATACCAATTTTTACCATCTAAACCATCTGATGTTGGTAGCCTATCTGTTCTTAAAATAATTTTGTTACTATTAGAATGAGATAACTTTCTATTCTTTAATTCTAAATGCGAACTATATGAATAGTATAACATGAAATTATCAAATTCAAATGGATTAATATCATATTTATTATTTGCCACAACATCACCTTTACCAACCATATATGTACCACCATTAAAATCCAATTTTGAATTGCTATATTTTGAATCAATCCATTGGATAGGGGTCTTCTTTGGATAATCCTTTTCCCTCCCCGCACGTTCACTATTGACAATAAAAAAATTATTATCAGAATCAATAGGTTCAGCACTTACCCAATTTTTTATATACTTAATTAATGTAGGAATAAGGCCTAATTTAATAATAAAAGGTTTAGTTATTGGTGAATTACGACCAAATATACCAGAATAATATGAAACAGAATCTGATTCATATGGTCTAAATTCAATTCCTGGTTGAAAACTGTAAGATTCAAAGAAAATATCTTCTTGATTTGTTAATGTTTGTGTTGTTATAAAGTCTGATGAGTTACCTCCTTTACCTAAAAGCCTAATATTGCCAGCATATTCATTCAACTTTTGAATTGGTATATTTAATTTGGTAGCACTATTTATAATTATATTGCCAAATTCATATCCAAATATTTTACTCAAATCATACTTATTATCATATTCTGGAGAATATGGATCAACTCCTCTTTGTAATATTAAAACATATTGATTTTCAATACCATTGAAATATTGGATTGGGTTATCTACCACCAACTCATCCCCGGGTGTACCTTGACCACCAATTTTAACTCTAAGTACAGCAGGTGAAGTTAAAACACTAGGTAAATAACCTTTAGTATTTGTATCTGATAATTTTATATAATCTGAATATGTTATACCAGTAATAACTTGGAAATACTCAATATCCGAAGCATAATACGATGTGCTTGTTGCTCCTGTTATAAATGGTAATTTATATGTTTGACTACCTTCTGTATCTTGAGTATTTGCATATTTAACATTTATAATGTTATTTGTATTTGTTATTTTAGTTGTTCCATTAACTCCATATATAATCTCACCTTCAATTGTTGTTCCGGTGACCAAAAAATTAGGATCTTTTGATAATGAATTATTAACAAAACTTAATATATCCCCAGAATCAAAATAGGCTTCAGATAATAAAACAATTACATTGTCATAATGAAATTTATTTCTATTTTCAATAATATCATTAGCAAAAGTAACTTTAACCTTATTTTTTTCATAAAAATAATTCTCCCTTAAATTAAAATAATTAATTCTTTCACCAATAGGCAATGTTTCACTATATATACTAATTTTTTTATCAATTTGTATTAATTGAAATTCATCTGACCTAGGCATTTTAATATCTGTCTCACCAATTTTTTTAGGATTTATTCCAGATGAGTTGTCTGTCCTACCCCCAATTGATTGAGCAATAGTAAATAATAATAATGGCTTATCATCTTCATAATTAAAACTATCTTTATAATTTATATTATCACTAGTATTATTCTCAATAATATTACCCATTAATTTCCAATCAAAATTTTGTGATAACTTATCATAATATAATGTATAATTGGATACCTGAGATAATACTCCATTGTTTTGTATTCCACTACCTAAATCAACATCAACTTCTTCCATATCACAAATGCAAAACTCACAATTTGGGTAAGTTATATTTGGCAAATGAATTAATTTTAATTTTTTCTTAACTATTTTTTTAAAATTAATTGTCAAATAAACAAGTAAAAATAAAATTGGGCCTAATAGTAATAAATCTTTACTAATTTGGAATAATAAAAATGATGCAAATGTTGGTAATGTTGGTATAATCCCTGCTGAAAATAAAGCAACAGATATTGCATAATTTTTAATTACATTAGATATATAATTTTTAATGAAAAAACCCAAAAGTACAATTATTGCTGGTAATAATATTACAGCCATAAAATTCCACAAAAAAGAAATCAAATGATATCCAAATATTAATGGAATATTAATAAACTGAATAATTTGCAATATTATTGAAAATAAGTAATAAAACAAATCAAAGTTTTTCACACCATCATTAACTGGGTATTTATTTATTACTTGCTCACAACTTCTATCCCCAATTTCTTTAATTCCAATAAATTTGCCTTTATTTGTCCCACCCTGATATTGATCAACCAATCCAGAAACAGTATATACTTTATTATATTCAAATTCATAAAATGTATCTTCACAATTAATTGCAGCAATCTTGTTTGTATATTTTTTCCAATCAAGTCCAAAATAATATGAACCACTTTGTGCCTTTTTGGCTTCATCATTACTCCCAGAACTTGATGGATTACCACCCCCTTCTGTCCACCCATATTCTTTAATATTTGGCACCAAAAAATTGGCTTTTCTTGTTGTGTTTGTTAAACTAATAGAATCTTCCCATTTTATGTTAAATCTATATTTTCCCCTTGTTGGAATACCTATTGTTTCATCTTCTGTTATTTGCAAATTTCCATTCTCATCAGTTATGATATAATCCAAATTCATTGGCATTTCAACAACCCAAGTACCATCCCCATCAATAACTCTACCCCCATTATCCAATTCATAAAATTCAAGAATGGGCAAACCATCTGAATCAATACTTTTTGTTTGTCTAATTGATTGAATTAGTCCTGGACCAGTTTCAAGCAAACATAAATTCCCCAAAGATTCTTTAACCCCACAATTAAGTTTAACGCTATCTATGTTATTTGTTCCAAATATTGACCCAATAAAGATTGATGTTGGTTGAATATCAATACTAGCATCTGTTCTTAAATCAAAATCAACTCTATTAATTGTTGAATCACAAGTTTCTGGATCCCCCCAGAATGGTGAAACTTCTATCCCTTTAGATAATGAAACAATTTGTGGCAATGATTCCAAATCTGTTGATGCTTGAAATGAATTTCCCTTAAATTGACCCTCTGCTGCTCTGCCCATCCTTATCAAATCTTGGGGAGTTAATGAAAATGCCCCAATGTCAGATAAATCCAAATCCATAAAAACTGTATGTCCCCCAATTGGAACTCCAAATATCATATAATCACCACTATCATTTGTCTTTACAGTGAATTTATAATATTTCTCATAAACTTCAATATATTGGTTTTTTGCCAAAACATCATTCAATGATGGAAAATTACCTGTGGCAACATGACCTTCATAAGATGGTTCATATGGTAATAAATTATATCTATATCCCTCCTCATTTTTATCACCAATAGATTTATATGGGTAAATTGAGTTGATTAATGCATTATCTTCATCCTCTGTTGATAGTGGAATAAATACTGATACCCTAGCATTTGCCAATCCAAAACCATTATTTGCTGTAATCCTACCTGCAACAACCCCATAATTGGCACAATCCAATGTATAGATATCAGATTGTCTAACTTTAAATGATAAAATTTCAAGAAATTCAATATTTTGGTCTAACTGAAAATTAACAAAATTATCTTGTCCAATATTGGTTTTTATTCTATATGTATTTTGCATCAAGCCTTTTTTTAAGTAAATATTTTATTGTATATAATATAAAGACTAAACACGTAAAATAAATGAATTATCCTATTGTAACTCCTGAGTTTGTTTTAACACTAATCCTTATATCTCTCTCTGGATATCTAATGTGATATATTTCTGATGGTTGAGCAAAAATTATCTCATCAGTTGGAACCATCACTCTTGATGCCCCAGGAACCAATCTTGTTGTTGCAAAATCCCCAGAATAATCACCCCCAATCTCATTTTTAATTGTAAGATTTGAAATTGTCACAACCCCTGTCAATTTTTGAATATTACCTTTTAATTCAGATAAATTAATATCTTTACCCAATTGCATATTCTGTGGTGAGAAATAGGTGTTAATGGTAGATATGACAGATTCAACAATGCTTTTGGTGTCAAACCCTTGAACAACTATGATATTGGCATCAATACTAACATCAAGTATCTTTGCTGATGAAACAACAACATAGTCATTAATCATCCTATAATTTGAAACATAATTGGCAATGTTATCTGTTAAAAATCTTGAATTATCACTAATCAATTTCCCATTATTATCATATGACAAAACAAGAATTTGGATTTTATTATCAACTTCTTGAACTGAAACCTTTGCTGGTGCACCAAATTGTGGGGGCATATTTCTTATGATTGATTCATAGTCTCTTATTGTTACCGCACGTTTTTGTGCCGCAAAATTAAATGAAACAAAATTTCTAACCTCTTCAACACTTGGCAAACCAGCACCCCCAATTGCAGGGAAAGCATTGTTAACCCTCAATGAATTAATGACTGCTGATTGTTGTGATGGACTACCATTAGTAATAGAAAATGTATTAACACCAACTTGATTAATGGTGTTTGGCCCCAAATTTGTATTTAACCCACCCCCAACTCTATATTGAATAAATAAAGTTGTATTTGGCTTTAATGTTCTTCCTAATGAAAAATTATTTAAATAATTCTGCAATGTTGGAAATTGCCCTGTTGTTGTAAATTGATTCAATTGTTCCAATGCTGTATTAACCCCATTACCAAATGTAATTTTTTTATATCCTTCTGGAGTAAATTCTGATACAAATCTATTTTCTGTTTGAATATATTTACCAACTTTAATAGGGGAGGATCCCGTGTTTTTTGTTGTATCAACAATAAATACCCTATCTTCTGCCAATGAATCTACTTCATACCATTTATTAGTATCACCAATAAATTCTGAATTTGGGGGGACTGTTCCAATTTGCCCATCTCTTGTTATCACACTAGTAATACCCAAAACATTCTTCTCTGGTAAAAACAATTCAAAAAATGGTCTAACATCAGATGAGGTAATAACCCTTTTAAATACTTTTGTCACACCATTAATTACAGGTTCTCTTTTTGTTAACGTATAGTTAATTATATTACTATTTAATGAATTTGGTATAACCGTTCTATTCTTATTACCTTGTGCATCATAGTCAGATGAAAAATCAATATCATTAATTGTTTCAAATATAACTCCATTACCCAAAACTTGCGCCCCTCTTTGAAGAAGACCAGCAAACTTTCCATCTGGCTTATCACTTGATACCGGAACAGTTATGGAAAAATCACACAAAGTTAAAGATGGCCTTTGCCCAGGCAATTTTAATCCATATGTTCTTGCTATATTATATATTGATGATTTCTGTTGTGCATATTGTAAAACAGTTTCTTGTAAACTTCTATCAATATGATAATGTAAATTATCAGCAACCGCAGCATTTAAATCAAGAAATACTGAAAATATTGATGCATCATTAAAATCATTTATTAAATCAGGATAATAAGTTTTAACATAATTTAATAATTCTGCTCTTATTCCTTGAAAATCTCTAACGCCATATGAAATTTGTCTATCTGCCATATTATATATTTATAACCACAAAATCACTCCCAGCAAACGCATTTGTGTTTGATGTGAATTCAATTTTTATTTTTGCTGTATTTTGATAAGTACCATTACCCGGTGATCTATATATCTTGTCAGATGGTTTTAAACCAAAATCATCAATATTTAATTTTGATGTATTAACCTCTTCACTAACATCCAAAGGTTCAATAACAATATTTATTATAGTTAAATTTGGTATGTATTTGGCAACAGAATCTCTAATATCTGCCTCAATAACATCAAATGAAACAATATCCAAAGGTTCAAATAAAAATTCATATAGCCTTGTTCCAAAATCTGGTAAATAATATCTACTACCCTTTCTTGTTAATAACAAATGTAATAATGACGCTCTTATCTCATCACCAATATATTCTGTCATCTTTAATGCATCACCCCTTAAAGATGTATCAAAAGGGAAATCAACACCATATGTAAAACCTTCAGCCATTATAACTCATTTAAATATAAATATATCTTTTTCACAAATTTGTAAACTATTTTAATTTATTGTATATTTATATAAAAAAAATTATGAGAACAATAAGATTAACAGAAGCTGGTTTAAATAAACTAGTTAAAAGAATTGTTGAAGATAAAGGAAGTGAAGGCCTTTTTATGGACTACCATAAAGAAAGTAAAGCAACAACTGGTAAAAAAGCAATATCTATGATTAACAAAATTATGGATAAACTTTCAACAATGAAAGATAAATTTGAGAATACTAATTTTGCATTTAGTAAATCTGATTTATCAAAACTTGAAGATTTTTATGATACATTGAGTGGCAAATAAGTTTAAATCAATACTAATATTAAAAACCCCCAAATCTAAACTAATAGGCTGGGGGTTTTTTATTTAACAAATTGTATCAAATCTACGATTCACAACTCACACACTCATTAATATTTCTTGCAAATGATTGTGCTGAACTTTGGCTAAACTGATAGTAAAGCGTCTTAACCCCCTCTTCATGAGCATATAGATATAATTGATTTATATCCTTTGCTGGAACTGATGGATGTATCATCAAATTTAATGACTGTGATTGGTCAATAAATTTTTGCCTCTGTGCTGCTTGTAATATCAATTCTTTTGGTGATATTTCAATAAATGATTTAAACACCTCTTTTGTGGGAAAATCCAAATGCTGAACTGATCCATCTTTCTTCAAAATACTCTCCCAGGTTTCTGGCGTATTTAAACCATACTTATCCAATTCAATATCCAAAAATGGATTCTTATAAATTGTTTTTGATTTAGCCAAATCTTTAATAAAATAATTTGATTTGATTGGCTCAATACCCATACTTACTTGCCCTAAAATAAATGAACTTGACTTGGTTGGGGCAATAGCAATTAATGTTGTGTTGGCATAACCCTCTCTTAAACATTTATATCCCTTCTCTTCATATAAATATTTTGAAGCCAATTCTGATTTCTCTTTAATTATTTTAAATATTTGATGATTTAATTGTTTTGCCATCAAAGATTCAAATGGTATTAACTTGGATTGAAATAATGAATGATATCCTAAAACACCCAAACCAATTGCTCTATGCTGTGATGCAAATCTATTAGCCCTTTTCATACCAGCCATTTTACCTGACTTCAATATAAATTCATCCATAACTGCATTTAAGAACATTGTGTAAACCTCAATTGCATCAGTCTCAACTATCTCATCCCAATGAAGTAAATTCAATGAACCTAAACAACAAACAAATGAGTTTAATGAATCTGTCGGCAATTGAATTTCGGAACACAAGTTACTTGCAGTTATCTCCATACCCAACTCTTTGTAGGGGGAATTATTGTTTGAGTTATCCTTAAACATAATATATGGAAAACCAAACTCATTACGTCTTTGAATAATTTTTGCCCATATCTTTCTCTTGCTTGGGTCTCCCCCCTTCATATCATTAATCCAATTATCTGTAACAGTAACACCATATTGTAAATTCTGGATTGGATTGCCCTCTGATCCAATATCAAGAAACTCCATAATATCCTCATGTTCAACTGGCAACCAAACTGCACATGCACCCCTTCTTGCCTCTGATTGTTTGCATACATCAACTACTGTGTCATACACCCTTGCATAATGAACTGGTCCATCTGCTGTACCACCTGTTGATATTTTAGTTCCCCTTGCTCTAATATTACCTAAATAAGCACTAGTTCCACCACCATATTTTGACATCATACCAATCTCTCTTCCAGCATTTAAAATGCTATCTAATGTGTCATCAATATTGGATCCATAACAGGATATAGGCAACCCCTTTTCTTTACCAAAATTAATCCATACTGGTGTAGAAAGGCTATAAAAACCCCTTGCCATATATTCCTCAAATTTAACAGCAAACCCATCAATTTTTAAATACCCCTCTGCTTTATTAGCAATATCTTTAATCCTTTGCTCGGGGGTTTCATTTATATACCCCCTTGATAAGAAAAGCCTACTCTCATCATTTAACCAATAATATTTTTCTTTATTCATTATATTTGTTTTTTAAAATAAATCATCTTCTGTTATACTCTTGCTTTTTTTATTGTAATCAATTTGCTTCTTATAAAAGAAATCCCCCTCCTTTGTTGATAAAATCTCCACATCAAACCATAATGTCTTCTCAATCTCTGTAAAATCAATCTCAAATACTGGCTTCATTCCAATTCTACTTAACGAGTTGTTAAATCTATTCTGAATGAAATTTTTAATTGTATCTTTTGACAAGAAACTTAATTCACCATTCTCAAATATCCAATCCAATATTCCACATTCAGCAGCATACGCTTTATGACAAGCAGAAACAATCAATTCCTCAAATTCTGCATCAAACCATTCTGGGTTTTCTTCCTTGATAATATTGATAAGTTCTGATCCAAAATTGCCATGAATTTCTTCCTCCTTTGAGGTTGCCTCAACCACATTTGAAATGCCCTTGAATAGATTTTTCTCCTTGTTAAAGGACATCATAATCAAAAACTGGCTAAATAAACTCACATGTTCAATAAATAATGAGAACAACAATATAGACTTTGTGTACATTTTATTCTCCTTACTCCTTGTTCCATCCAAGTATTTTGTTAAATAATTAATTC